GATTCATTTGTTTTAAAACCAAAAGAATTAGTAACTAATGGTGAGTTTGCATCTAATATAACTAGTTGGACAACTGGCGATGGATCACCATCACATACTTCAAGTGGTAATGGTAGATTAAATTTAAATAGTGCAGCAGCTTATCAAGCTATTAGCACTACAGTTAATAAAGAATATAAAATACAAGTTAGAGTATTAAGTCCAAATAGTTCTAGTACTGCATTAATAATAAGAGTTGGAACATCTGCAGGTGGAACACAAAATTTAAATACAACGCAAGCTGTAACTAATTTTAGAGAAGGTGCTATACTAAATACTACATTTACAGCAACAGCACAAACTTCTTATATATATGTAGAAGCATCGGGTGTTCAATTAGATGTAGACTATGTAAGAATAAATAGAAATGATATAGCACTTAGAAAATTAGCATATATATCATATGATAATTATTTACAAAATTATAAAGTAACTGATGATACAAATAATAAAGGCAATTATTCAGCACCATTAAGAGTTTATATATTGCCAGATCATTCTGCATTTGGTGTAAGTCCAAGACCAAACACAAGTGAATATACAGTGCATTATGATTATTATACAACACATACAGATTTATCTGCACATGGTGACAATATGAGTTTACCTGATAGATTTGGTACATTAATTGTAGATAGAGCTAAGTATTATACTTATATGCTTAGATCAGATCCACAACATGCACAGTTAGCAGATAGAGATTTTCAAAGAAAATTAAGATTATTAAAAGTAGACTACGCTACTAAAAATGACTATATGCGTAGTGATACAATCGCAGAAAGTATTGCAACACAAATAGGAGGTAGAGTAAGCTAATGGCTATTAGAAAAGAAGAAGAAAAAAAAGTTGGTATGAAAGTTACTGATAATATGGATGGTGAAGAAAAAGCTAATGAAAAATTATATATGGCTGGTGTTAAAGATATAAAAAAAATATTACTATTAGAAAAATTAGCTAGAGAAGGTAAATTTGATGAAATAAAAAAATTAGGTAAAATGAAACCTTTTCTAAGACCAAGAGATAAAAAATTATTAAAACCAAAAAATTAATAAATGCCAACTACTGATCTTATATCACCATTTGTAGTGAGTTGTGCAGGAGGCTTAACACTTAATAAAGATGTGTTTTCTATGGCTCCTGGAGAAGCTCTTATACTACAAAACTTTGAGCCTGATATTAAAGGTGGATATAGACGTGTCAGTGGAACAGCACAATATAATACTACAATTGTACCACAGGGATCTAGCAATAGTAGTCTAGTTATTGATTGTTCAATAGTATTTAATGGACAAATAATTGCAGCTAGAGGTGGGGATATACATAGAGGAACTACTTCAGGTAGCTGGACAAGTTTAACTACAGGACTTGGTACATCTAGTAGAGCATATGACTTTGAAAAATTTAATTTTAATGGAACAGATAAACTTATAATTGCAACAGGGCACTCAGCTGCACAAATAATTAATACAAGTTATGCAGTAGATGTTGTAAATGCAACAGGTGGTGGAACAGCACCTACTAATCCTAAGTTTGTAAAAGCATTTCAAAACCATATGTTTTATGCTGGTGCATCTAATTCACAAGAAGTTATATTTAGTGTACCATTTGAGGAAGATAATTTTACAACTGGTAGTGGTGCAGGATCATTTAAAGTTGACTCTACTGTAGTTGGTATGAAAGTATTTAGAAATGAATTAATTATATTTTGCCAAGATAGAATTTATAAATTAACAGGAACATCAAGTTCTACATTTGCAGTACAAGAAGTTACAAGAAATATTGGATGTAGAGATGGTGGTAGTATTCAAGAGATTGGTGGTGATGTTATATTTTTAGCACCAGATGGTTTAAGAACTATTGCTGGTACAGCTAG